CTGGTGTAAGTTTTTCTTTATAATCCTTTATATCGTCTTGTAACGGTACTTCTTCAGGCATCCAATGCATTTGCTGTTGCTTTTTATACATCTCGAACGCCCAAGGATAGTTAAAAGGTTTATAATAATCTCTTTCTTCTAGTAAGTTTGCCATTTATCCCTCGCAACTAAGGCAATCTGATTGTTCAAAAATTACCTCTCTTTTGACTTGATTTGATACATTATCTGCACGTCCTATAGCTTCACTTCTCAAGTAATAAAGTGTTTTCATATTCTTAGCCCATGCTAACATGTGGACATTGTGCAGGTCTCCTTTGCTTACATCAGGCGGGAAGAATAGATTAACACTCTGTGCTTGACAAATATACTCTTGTCTTGCACTTGCATGTTCTACTATCCACGCTTGATTTATTTCTACTGCTGTCTTAAATATTTCCCTTTCATCATCTGAAAGCATACTAAGGTGTTGACAGCTACCTTTGTTGGCAATGATACTAGACCAAGTCTTATCATCATTGATTCCATATGTCTCTAGAACTGCTTCTAGAAACTTATTTTTCATTAAGTATGAACCACTTTTAGTTTTCTGCGTAAACGCATTTGCTCTGTACGGTTCTATACTTGGACTTGTGTTTCCACAAATAATACTAGAACTAGCATTTGGGGCTATTGCGAGAAGATGTGCATTTCTTACTGAGCATGTATCGTCATCGGGACACGCTCCTCTTTCAACTGCCATTCTTTTGGTTTCTATCATAGCTTCAGATTTTATTTTGTTAAATATTTGCATATTCACGCCATTTGCCACCATTCCTTCGAACGGTATACTATTTTTCTGTAGGTATGCATGAAAACCCATCGCTCCCATACCAATACTTCTCTCCCTTGAAGCACTGTATTTTGCTCTTTCTAATTCGTTTGGTGCGTTCTCAATAAAGTAAGTTAGTACATTATCAAGAAAGCGTATTAAATCTGGAATAAATGCAGGGTGGTTTTTCCACTCGTCATAGTACTCCAGATTAACACTTGAAAGACAACATACTGCTGTTCTTTCTTCGTTTGTTGCAAGTGTAATTTCTGAACAAAGATTGCTATGGTTTACTTTTAAACCCTTCTTCTTCTGAAATTCAGGCAAGTCAGACTGAACAGCATCTTCAAACATGAGATAAGGCTCTCCTGTCTCCATACGATTCTGTAGTAACTTTACCCAAAGTGTTCGTGCACTTACAATTTTTTTCACTTCTCCTGAGTGAGGGTCAACTAATTCCCAACTATCATCAAAGTTTTGTTCCTTCGTAGCTCGATGGATTATCTCCATAAATTTATCTGGGATAACAACACCATGATGAAGATTAGTACACTTACGATTAGCATCTCCACCAGTTGGTTTTCTAACATCGAGAAATTCCTCTATTTCGGGGTGGCTCATGTGTAGATACGCTGCATAACTACCCCGTCTAGTTACGCCCTGGCTAAATGCCAACATTTCTGAATCTACAACTTTCATAAAGGGTAGAACACCAGTAGACTCAGAGCCTTTCGACGTCTTTGTCCCTTGTGACCTTACGTCGCTCCACCCGCCGCCGATTCCACCACCCATAGATGATAGATATGCGTTCTCAGTGTAGTGACCTGTTATCCCTTCCCTACTGTCTTCTATATAATTTAGAAAACAACTAATTGGTAAACCTCGTTTTGTTCCGCCATTGGACAAAACAGGGGTTGCAAACATAAACCATAGATTACTTGCATAATCATAGATACGCTGCGCATGGTCTTCATCATCTGCAAAAGCTTCTGCAGCTCTGGCAAATGCCTCTTGTGGACTTTTTTCGTCCCCGACCATATAACGGTCTTTTAAAGTTTGCTTACTAAATTCTGTAAGTAAACTATCTTTACTATAATCAATTTTTAACATTTAAGTGTTCCTGTATTCCTAAGTCTATTACTTGCTTGTTCTTTTCTCCTATAGCTTCTTCTGCGTAGGTAACTAAATCCATTAGTTCTACATTTAAAAGTAGCTGTTCTGCATTTTCATTTAGAGATTGAATATATTTATATTTGCCCTCTAAAGGAACTGCTGCATAGATATCAAAGATATTTCCATATTGGTTCATTATTTCTACTGCGCGTTTAGGACCAATCCCTGGTATACCAGGTACATTGTCTCCTTTATCGCCAGTCAGACATTTGAAGGTTATATAATCTTCTACTTCAAAGTCGTAGTGTTCGTCCCAAGTATTCAATGTAACTTCTTTTCTAGTTACAGTACTGAATCTTGATACTTTGTCTGTTATCAATAAGTCCCAGTCTCTATCAGAGGAAATCATCCAGCACTCATCGAAATTATACTTATCTAAGTTCATACTTATATAAGCTGCTATATCATCAGCCTCAACTCCTTTGAATTGAAAGACTGGGTGTTTTTTCTTTATTAAGGTCAGAGTATCACTAAACTCTGCCATAAACATTGCAAACTCTTTTTCTTCTTCAGGAGTTTGTTCTGCGTATTTTTCTTTTCGGTTTGCCTTGTATTCTGGAAACAGATTTTTTCTATAACTACTGCCGCCATCTGCTAGTACAATAATAGTACCTGCATTGTATGACTTAGCTAAGCTTTCTACTGTTCTTGCGTATTCATATTTGAAGTCTAGTACACCTTGATGTTTCCATCTAAATGCAATGTTTAACCCATCAACTATCAGCAAGTTCCCAATCGGAGCTTGGCTCCCAAGGTCTGAGAACGTAATCGCCATTTGTAAATTTAATCTCCTCTTTATCTAGCCAGTGTTCTGCTAATAATATATATGCACCTAGCCAGGCAATATGCATATACTTTAGCGTGTTAAGTGGTTGTCTTGCTGTAGCTACAAAAAACTTACCATGATTCTCTCTAAATATTAAGAGAGGCTCTTGTTCCATTTGTTGTGCTTGTTTACAAATCTTACTCCACCACTTATATAAATTGTTACTCTTTTGAGTGTATATTTTTGAGTCAAAGCCTACATGNTTGTAGAACTTAACTTCTACACAGAATATATTATGCTTTCCATGTACTCTTAAATCTCCTTTTATCTTACCACTACCCGAGCCTGGAGTCTGCTCCCATTGTTCTTGGGTAGTTCTATTTAGGAGTTCTATTACTTGTCGCTCTCCTAAGTTTCCTTTTTGTCTGGGATTAACCATCTAGTCTACTAATCTCCTCTTCTTTTATTACTTCTATCTTATCCAATAATGGGTGTGTCCAGCCATGTGATACCATATAAGTATTTAGGTTTTCTTCTTTCAATAAAGTTTCTACTAACTTTTCTTTTCCTAACTCGTCTAATACATTTGTAACTTCGTCTAAAAATAATACATTGATTCTTGACTTAGAAATACTACTCATTAATTTACGAATAGCCAAAAGAGTAGAGGTATTAACTCTCGCCAACTCACCAGCACTAAGTGCTAGAATGTCTACTGCTTTACCATTATCGTCTATATTAACATTTAACTTATCATTTATAACAACAAACTCTAAACTAAAGCGACCATCTGATAGTTCTGCAAGATATTCATTTGTAAGTTCTTCTAAATCTTTTACTAAGTTTTCTATCTTGTATGCTAGTAATCCATTGGTACTAAAAGCTTTTTTCAATATCTCTACACTTGTGTACTTGTCTTCTATACTTCCTATATCAGCAAGTAAGGTTTCTAACTCATCTTCAAATTCTTCTGTCTGTTCTTGCACTATACTTAATCTAGTATTATGTCTGTCTATCTCTGAGTTTCTATCAATAATATTTTTTATTTCAAACTGCTTAGATTCTATACTAGATTTAAGTTCTCTTATCTCTGATTCTAGATTGAGTGCATTAGGTATTTGACTTGGCAAGGTTTTATCTATTCTTGCAAAGAAGTCTTCCCACTCCTCAATATTACTATTAGCACTATGTAACTTTGCATTTATTCTTTCTTTCTCTACTATGCTGCTCTCTATCTTTTTAATTTCGTTACTGTTGTACTGTGCTCTTTTGTTATGCTCTTGATACTCTACTTCTACAAAATCTAAGTCTATATCTTGTGAGCAAGTAGGACACTCTCTATTCTCAGAGTTTTTTAAGTTTTCATACTTGTCTCTCATTCTTGTTTCATGAGATAGCTCTGACTTCCACGTACCTAAACTTTCTTTTAAGAATGAAGTGCTTTCTTTTTTATAAGTAGCTACTATCTCTTTGGCTTTAAGTAAGTCTATTGACTCCAACTGGTTTTTGTATAAATTATTTTGATTAATTTTTTTCGTAATATCGGAGATATTTTCAAACTCTAGTTGTAAAGAACGCAAATTCTTTTCATCTTCTTCATTTATAAATTCTATTTTTAATTTTGGCAATAACTCTATACTCTCGAGATTATTGTTTGAGAGCCATTTATTAATTGTATCAATTTTGCCTTGCACTCGTGAAACATCTGAACTCAAAGTTCTAGACAACTCTTTGAATACATCAAAGTATTTTACATAGTTATCTAACTGTAATAAATCTATTAAGAATTTTTTTCTGTTAGTATCTGTAGCAGTTAAGAATTGTAAACTAGCATTAGTATTTTGGTATACAATCTGTGAGAATGTCTTAAAATCTATTCCAAGTATCTCCTCTACTGATTTATAAGTGTTAGTAGCAGTATGACTAGAGATATCTGTTCCGTTCTTATATAACTTCACTTTTATACTAGCTTTACGAATTACATCAATTTTGTACTCGTCATCTTCTACACTAAAGTCTATGGATATATCATAACCATTGTTTACATGCCTATTCGGTATGTCTGCTTTTTTAATTCCTTTGGAGTTCTTATTAAATAATACTTCTTCTAGTATCAATGGTATAGAACTCTTACCTGCTCCATTAGTACCCACGAGCTGAGTTACACTACTATTGTCTAATAGTAACTCGTTGTCTTCTGCATAACTAAAACAGTTATTCCACGTCAGCTTCTTTAGCGTAATCACTGAATACTCCTAAAATTTGTTTAACTTTGTCGTCTCCTAACTCTAATATGTAGCTTAGGTACTCGTTTAATTCTTCTTCTATAGACATCTCTTTACCTAGTATCAGAGTAGCTTCTGTTTTTCGTTTTACTACTTTCTTATCTAATAATTCGCTATTCTTAATATTACTTAGGTCTGAGACATCTCCTTCAATCTCGTATATTGTATGGTCAAACTCTGTTTGTACCATTTCAGCAGGGTCTTCTACTGTTCTTCTTAACAGCTGAGGAAGAGTGAACTCATGCCAAGTCCAAGACCAATCCTCATCTATTAGTATATATCCTGTCTTAACATGATGTCTGTGAAAACTAGTCGTCATAGGACTACCTGGATATACTATGTTGCGTTGTGTATTGCTATGAGCATGTAAGTCTCCTGCAAACACAATGTCAAACTTATCAAATCTTTCCAAGTCTACTTCTGGTACTACATGAGGTGGTATCTCTCCACGAACATGAGTAAATAGTATAGGAGACTCAATAGATTCTATACTCTTTTTCTTGTGCAAGTCGGCATAGGGAAGAATAGTCCACAAAGGTTTTGCCTCTGCACCCCACTCTCCTACCCATGTCTCGTCCACTACTTCTACTAGTGGATTAATACTTGCTGTAACTTCTTTTAAGTTTGTAAAAAATGTTTTATTTTTACGAGTAGCCTCATGGTTACCATCAAAGATAACTGTAGGTACATTAACATTCTTTACAAACGTAAAGTAAAGACTCAATTCGTCCATAGTGGGAATTCGGTCAAACAAATCCCCACCTATGATATGCAGGTCAACATCTTCTTCAATTTCAGATACTTGATTAAAAAACATCTGATAACGATTCTTCGCCCATTCCAAAGGTACATTTTTCTGTCCCAATTTTATGTGCCAATCTGCAGTAAATAGAATCATATTACGAACTTATCCTCTTAAGAAATATCAAATTCATCGCTGATTGATTTATCAGGTTCTGAGTTAGATGCGCCTTCTCTAAGTCTGTCTAGAAGTTCTTTCTGAGCGTCTGGAGTTGGTCTTGTTAAGATTTCGTCCATAGACTTTAGCTCAGCCATTGCTTCTTGCTCTGCTTCAGTTAAAGGTCTTGGTTTACATTTCAATGCCTGTAGTTGATACTCAACATTATAAGCCATTGGTCCTGTTTTCACTCTTTTGAAGTGAACATCCCACCCTGTTTCAGGGTCTGTTGGGTCACCTAGGTCTTCTGCAGCAACCATAATTTGCTCTAGAAGTTTCTTTTTAAGGTTTAGAACCTTTACTTTTCCGTCGTGTATACACTGTATTGCATAACTCCAGCCGCATTTAAGCTCTGGGTGATATTCTCTAACCCAATCTTTCTCGACGTTGTTAAATGCTTCAGTGTTTCTATCGAACGATAGACATTCGAACGGTAAGTTTTTTCCATTCTCACCTTTTAGCCAGTAGACATATCTAGGTAAGATATCTCCGACCATTCTTACGATGTTGTCACCTTCTACATATTGGTAACTATCGATTTTATTTTTTTGGGCTTCGCCCTTAGCTTGATTAAAACTCAATGCCATTTCATTTCTCCTTTAGTGATTTCTTCAAACAGAAAATGTATTCTATCATTCTCTACTCGTAGTAATCTATTGTTTTTAATAACCTCTATCTTTCCTGAGAAGTGTAAGAGGTCTAGTGTAGTATCTTTTGTTTTTTGATACTCGTAATAGTTGCGCAGCGACGCGATACCTGCGTACTGAGCAATCTCGCTATCCGAATATCTCCTTCTTTGAATAAACAAACATTCAGGGTTAACAAGGAAACTGTGTCCATGAAAACTCTTTTGCCAATATTTATATATTCTGTCGTT